GCTTACGTTATTCCCAATGAGACCACGACCCCCATTTGATTAAAAAAGCACGAAAAAATACTTGACAAATAAACGGGCGTGTGGTATTATAATTATAGAAACAAGGAAACCGTATAAATTAAGGAGGAATAAAAATGACAGATGCAAGATTGTATAAATTAGCTTATCACCAATTATTAGAGAATTTTGTTGAGGTGTGTAAGGATGTTCTGTCACATCCTAATGATGAAGTAAAGCAATGTGAAAAGGATATTTTATGGACTGAGTTAGTACAGCTTAAGGCAGAAATGAGAGATAAAAATATTAATTAAGGAGGAATAAAACATGTTAAACGGTAAGATTGTATGGGATGAAAGTGTCGGACAGGGTTCATATAACTTTTATAAACAAGCGAAAGAAGTTGAAAGACAAATAAATAACGACGATTTTGTAATAGGAACGGTATTAAGAGTAAATGATGAAATTCGTACCAGAATAGCTAAAATTTTAGAAAGAGGTGAAACTGATAATATAGGGCGTGCAATAGATTATTGCTTAAGAAGCACTGCAAGATACTTGCATAGAATGTATTACATAAAAGATGGGCATAAATATATGGCTACTATAGATTTAGTATTGAAAAAATTTATTTTAGAGATTGATTAAAAGGAGGAATAAAAAAATGATGAATGAGAAATATAAAATAGCGTATGAATTATGTAAACAAGATATAGAGCTAGGGCTATACGATAAATCTTTAGTAGCAGTGGCTATGCAAATTGGTAGACTATCTGCCTTTTTAGAGCTATCAGACTTCACAGAGGACGAGAGAGATAATGAAGAAAATAAATTGCGTAAATTGTGTAATTGTTGGGAAAAAAGATATTATTCAAAGGAGGGTAAATAAATGGTAAAATACAGACTTCATAACATCACTAATTTTGGTGTAGAACTTCGCGACTTCTACACTGAAAACTCACTAAACAACTACATATCCTTATTAGTAGACCCTCCGTATTGGGTTGAAAATTTAGAAACACATGAAAATGTGTTTATAGGTTTTGACGGTCATACAAAAGTAGTTACCCCCGATAAACTAGATGACTTAAATGTTTCACGTGAAACATTACATGAAACTGAAATAGACTGGATAAAAAGGCACACACCTATAGAAGAAGAAAAAGAACCATACACTAAACTAGAAAAGATATCCTTTTTCTTATGTATTTTGTCCGCCATTATCATGGCAACCTTTTTATTATATCTTTTCTTATCTTCTGTTTCATTTATAGCAGAGCACTTTTCACAGTTCACATGGAAAGTTTTCAATCTTTTATAAGGAGGAAAAAAACACATGGCAAAATTAACAAATCAATTATTAAGGTACAAAGTAATGTTTACAAAAGGGGGGACAGGTGGTTACACCGCTCGCGTCATGATACCAAAAGAAGCTATACGCGATTTAGACATTCATCCAGGAGACAGTATTGAATATACACGTGTCCCACATGGCTTGTTATTAAGAAAAGTGCAAAAGGAGGGTGACTAAAAGATGGCGAATAAGCATATAAAAAAGAAGAAAACAAAAGCGGAGATTATTCAAAAAGAATATTCTCACGAATACACTAAATATCTAGCCCGTGTTAGAAATCAACAGAAACAAGGTGTACAAGTAAAGATAATTAAGCGAGTAAAAAATCCAAAGCAAGTTTCAATTGATAGAATTAAAAAGCAGACTGCAAAAGAAATACGAAAAAATGCAACGGTTGTTGATATGCTTACTGGCGAGGCTATAACTTCTAAAGAATATGGACGTAAACACGCTCTTGAAAGAAACAGAGTTTTTATAAAATTAACTCCGCAAGAGCAAGAATATGCTAGAATACAAGGTTATACTACGGTTGAAGAATTGAAAAAGCTACAAAGGACGGGTATAATAGTTATTGAAACAACACCTGTATTAGACTATGAAGCTATTATTAGTTCATGGTATGATTCATTAGAAAGTTTTGTACCAAAAACAGCATATTGGTTAAGGCAAAAAACAGATGCTTTATTGGCTAACGCGTCAAATAAAGAAAGGGCACTATTTGCATATACATACGCAAAAGAACCAGAAGCATTTCCAACAGAGCCATACATGGATAAAGCTACGGTTGACGCTGTGTTTTGGAATATTTTGCAAAGAATGGGCGTTCTTAGTTCTACAGAAGATTTTCAAGAATTTCTACAGGAACAAGATATTGTTATTGAGAGTGAATAAAAAAGAGGTGAGTATAAATGCCACGAAAAAAGCAAATAACCTTTTGGGCTTGTGACTTTGAGACAACGGTATGGGGTGAAAAAGTAGAGCAAGAAAAAGGTAAAAAACAAGACAGTACAGAAGTATGGAGTACGGCTGATGTGGCTTTATATGACAATACCGAAACTGTAACAATAACTCATTCGATAAGAGATTTTCTAAACAGGTTTTTGACAATGAAAGGCAATAATATATTGTACTTTCATAACCTCGCTTTTGATGGTTCATTCATCATTGATTTTCTGTTAAAAGAGGGTTGGCGTTGGGTGCACTGTAAAGATAAAGAAATGAAGTCAAAAGAATTTCAAACCTGTATATCCGATATGGGTTCATGGTACTGGGTTAAATTAAAATGGAATAAGACTTTTTTGGAGATTCGAAACTCTTTAAAGCTTATGCCCTCCTCATTGAAAAACATCGGGAAATCATTTTGCACAAAACACCAAAAATTAGACATGAATTATGAGGGTGAAAGGTACGCTTATTGCGAAATAACAGAAAGTGAAAAGAAATATATTGAAAATGATGTGTTAGTGTTAAAAGAAGCATTAGAAATGATGTTTGACGAAAAGCATGATAAACTAACTATAGGTTCCTGTTGTTTATCTGAATTTAAAAGGTTTTATGGTGGTAAACAATATGATAAGTTGTTTCCCGATATCAGAGAAGATTATCTCGATGAATCAATGACAGGCGTATGGAATCAGTGGGATTATGTTCATAAGGCATTTCATGGCGGTTGGTGCTATGTAAATCCCCAATATGCGCACACGGTAGTTGGTTGGGGTTTAGTGCTTGACGTAAATTCTTTGTATCCATCTATGATGCATAGCGTTAGCGGAAATAAATATCCGTTCGGACATGGCGAATATCACAGAGGAGTACCACCCGATGAACTTATAAGTTCTACTAATAAATATTTTTTTATCCGCTTTAATTGTAGATTTCAACTTAAAAAAGGAGCGTTCCCATGGTTGCATATTAGACAGAGTGCCTTGTATAAAGCGAATGAAAATTTATACAGTTCGAATATTAGATATAAGGGTGAATATTATCGGTATTATCGTGATATTGACGGACAGATGCATGATACCAATGTTACTCTTACTATGACTTGTACTGATTGGCTGTTGTTCCAAGAAACTTATGACATTTATGATTTGGTCATTTATGATTATGTATGGTTCTACGCTAGAGAGGGGTTTTTTGACGAATACATAGATAAATACGGAGAAGAAAAGAGAACATCAAAAGGTTTTAAAAGGCAGAAAGCAAAGCTCTTTTTAAATAATCTTTACGGAAAATTTGCCATGTCGGATAATTCCTCGTATAAAGAGCCTTATCTTGACGAAGATGGAATTATTAGATTTATCTTGCACGAGGAACATGAGAAGAAAGTCGGCTATATACCTATAGGCAGTGCTATTACTTCATATGCCATGAATTTTACAATCCGTCATGCTATGGCAAATTATGACAGATTTTGTTATGCTGATACGGACTCAATCCATTTGATTGGACTAGATAAAGCAAATCTGGTTGTAGAGCACCCGACGAATTTTTGTTGTTGGAAATGCGAGAGTACATTTGATTTCGCTTATTATGAACGCCAGAAAACTTATGCAGAGCATATAGTTGAAGAGAACCACAAGCCTTGTGAGCCTTATCTTGACATTAAAGCGTGTGGCATGAGTAGCCAAGCCAAGCAAAAATTTATTGAAGAGGGAAAAAATGTTTCAGAGTTATCTCAAGGTCTGAATATGGAGTCTTGCAACTTAAAGGCAGAGCGCGTGAATGGTGGTATTGTATTAAGAAATAAAGACTTTAAAATCCACGCTCAAAAAGATAAAAAAATTATGATATAATACTTGACTATATTTAATTGTTGTGTTATTATAATAATGTAATAAATAAAACATATTACATTACATTCACACTCACAGAATACAGAAAAAAGGAGGAAAACAAGATGTTTACAAGGACATTAGTAACAGCAGAGGTATCTGTTGAAAGAATCTACAAAGATAAGGAGACAGGTGAAATCAAGAAAGATTGTTTTGACGAAAAACTGCCAAATTGTAAGACAAGAGATAAAGCCGAAATCTTGATTGAAAAGCAGTATAAGGGGGACATTGTTTCCATTTTGGATATTAAATTCAAATTAGAGAAACGCTCTATGACAGATGAACAGTTCTTACTCAATTCAGATGTCAAGAGCGAAAAAATTGTTACCGAATCCGAGTTACAGGAAATGAAAAAGGAAGATTAAAAGGAAAAACAGGAGGTAAATAACATGGTAGAAATTAAAGAAATGAGCAGAGAGTTTACAAAGGTCGAGAGATATCTTATGACCATAGCGCCCGACATTGAGCCATTAAAAAATATCGAAGATGGAGAATCTATCCCAGTTGACGGATATATTATCTTTAATAACATCAAAGATAACGGAGATATACAGGAGATTGTAAGTATTATCACACCCGATAAGAAAGTGTACTCTGGGCAGTCTGCAACCTTTAGACAGTCTTTGAAAGATATTGAAAGTGTGATGGACGGTGAAAAATTCTCTATCGTTAAAATTAGCGGAAAGACAAAAGCTGGGCGCGATTATATCAATTGTACTTTAGATGTATCAAATTTATAATATGATGTCGTGAGAATACCATTTTAATTCTCTTCTTCTAAAGGGGTGGCTATATGTCACCTCTTTTTAAAAAATAAATGTTTCACGTGAAACATTAAGGAGGTGCTAAAATGATTGATGATGGTTATTATCATTGCGAACGCTTATTAACTATGAAAGATAAATACGGGAAAACCCCTGATATATATATTGTAGATGGAAACAGAACAGCTGGAAAAAGTTACTCTATTAAATGTAGACAAGTTTCCGATTTTTTAAAAGATAAATACAGGCCTGAAAATCAGTTCATTTATTTATATCGAAATGTCGTTGATATGACAGAATGTGCAGATACATATTTTGGCGATATCGCGGAAGCATTTGATGGTTATGTTATGACTGAAAAGCGCTTGATGCGAGGCTCATTAGTACAGTTATTTATCAATGAAGAGCCATGCGGTTATTGTTTGGCTTTAAATGTTGCAAGAAAATATAAAAAAATGCGTGGACTGTTTGTTAATATACGCTCTATATTTTTTGACGAATATCAAGATGAAGATAATATATATTTGTCAAATGAAGTGAATAAGTTATTATCTTTATGCACTACAATCAGTTCTGGACATGGTAAACAGCATAGAAGAGTAGTCCTATATATGTCCTCAAATACAGTATCACTATTAAATCCTTATTATAAGGAGTTTGGTATCAACAAAATGTTAAAAAAAGACACAAAATTTTTACGTGGTGATGGTTGGGTGTTTGAACGAACTTATAATGAAAATGCATCAACGGCATATAAAGAAAGTGGCATTGCGCGAGCTTTTAAGCACGCTAGTTATAATGAATACGCCAGTGAAAATAAATATTTAAACGATAATGAATGTTTGATTGGTAAACCCTCGGGGCAATCACGTTATATTTGTACAATTAAATTTAACGATAATCTGTATAATGTTAGAAAATACGATGCATGTTTATACGTATCAATGGGTGCAGACGAAAGCTTCCCGACACGTATATGTTTCACGAAAACTGATGTGATAGATAATACGGCTATACGAGTTAACTCGACCCATTACATTGTTACAATGCTACGTGAATATTTTAACAGAGGGTTGCTTTTGTTTGAAAATTTGGATTGTAAGAACATGATATTTGACGTAATATCCTTTTAATGTTTCACGTGAAACATTGACATTTCAAATGATATATGTTATCATAATATTGTACCCAAAATAATACGAGCATTGTTATTGATATACACGCACATAGACAAGTAGTCTGATATCAATTTTTGGCGTTGCGTTCCCTTTGCATTGATTATTTTGTAACGTACAATATGTTTCACGTGAACAATGTTTCACGTGAAACATTGTTATTTACAAACAAATCTATTTGTGTTATGATAGAAAAAAGGAGGTGATATCATGGCACATGAAATCATGACAGCTATTAACGCGTTGGGGCTACCTACAGTTGTGGCAATTGCTTCTATGTGGTACGTGAAATATCGTGAAGATAAAAATGACGCTCGCATAGACAAACTAAACGAATCACACAAACAGGAAATGACAGACATTACAGAAGCAGTGAACAATAATACGCTTGCGTTACAACACATCTGTGATATCTTTGAACAGAAAAAGGAGGATTAAAAATGAGTGTAAAAAAAGCTATTGATGTTTCTTATCATAATGGAGTGATTGATTTTGAAAAAGTAAAAAATGCTGTAGACTATGTTATCATTCGTTGCGGTTATGGACAAGATATGACATCACAAGACGACAAACAATGGCATAGAAACGTGAGTGAATGCGAGCGATTGGGTATTCCGTACGGTGTCTATTTCTATTCATACGCAAAAACAACAGATAGAATCGAGGGTGAAATTAATCATTGCCTTAGATTGTTACAAGGACACACGCCTAACTTACCTGTATTTTTCGACAGTGAAGAATCAGGAACGCAAAGAGTAGCAAAGCACAACGCAAAGCGCTTTTGCGATGCTATGCTGACGCATGGATATAAAGCTGGAATCTATGCTAGTAAATCATGGTACGAAAATTACATAGGGGAGACTTGGGGTTATGACTTATGGATTGCTCGTTATGCGAATGCATTAGGTGTAGACAATGTAGACATTTGGCAGTATTCCAGTAACGGCACGGTCGACGGTATTAATGGACGATGTGATGTGAACCACGTTTATAAAGACTATGGAGCTTCAAATCCTGTACCCGATGTTCCACAGAGTCCACCAACGCACGCAACCCCAAGAAATGAATTGATTGCCATAGGACAACAGCACGCCATTAATTTTACAGGTGTTCAAATCGCGGTTGACGGTATTGTTGGGAGAAATACGAAAAGAATGGCGGTACGCGTGGTACAACACGCTATGAACATGGATTACGGTCGCACGATTGCAGAGGACGGACTTGTAGGCAAAAAGACAAAAGCGAAAGCTGGACGGCATTATGTAAGGCGAGGGGAAACACAGTACTTAGTCACAGCGCTTGAAATCTTATGTTTATTACAGGGAAAAAATCCTAACGGGGTGGAACACCCCGGAACATTTGGTGGAGGACTGGCGCGAGCGTGTGGAATTGAAATCGTTTACGCAAAAGATATGTTATACATGATTTAATGATTATTCACGTGGAACAAAAATGTTTCACGTGAAACATTTTAAGGGGGATTAGTAAAATGCCAAATATCAATGTAGCGTATCAGTGGGCGGTCAATGCTTGCAATGCACCTAATATTGGTTATTCACAGCAATACAGAAGAGGACAGACCGTGAACGGTATTACTTATTATGATTGTAGCTCTTTCATATCAAAAGCACTTACAGAAGCAGGGCTCTTTTCCTCGAACCCATGGTTCACCACAAGGACAGAAGAGGGATACTTATTACAAGCTGGATTCAAAGAAATTAACATTAATGAAGCGTGGCAAGCTGGGGATATTGTGTGGCGTAGTGGGCATACAGAGATGGTATATCAAGGTGGAGGCACAGGAAATGGTGGTATTACCATGGGAGCGCACAGTGGACGCTACCCATTACCCGACCAAGTAAGCATTAATTCTTATACATCAAAACCGTCCGCATGGACAAAGATATATCGTTATGGCAATAGTGCTGGTATGCCCCTAGAGTGGATTCATGGAAACCGTTATTTGACAGACGATGAAATGAAAAATAATGCATATGTATTTTACAGTACAATGTTTTTCAAAGATTTTACGCTCAATTCAATAGCTGGAATGTTAGGGAATATGGAGATAGAATCTAACATTAATCCCGAACTATGGCAGTCGTTGAAAGAGGGAAATTATAATGGAGGTTACGGGCTTGTCCAATGGACACCAGCCACAGTATATACAGACTGGGCGAACGCTCACGGGTATGATATTGCAGATGGTTACTATCAATGCGTTTGGCTTGACGAAGAAACAGTAAGTAGCGGACAGTGGATTGAGACTACAAAATATCCGATATCGTGGGAAGAGTTTCGTAAGTCTACGAAAGAACCAGATTATCTAGCGTCTGTCTTTTTAAAGAATTTTGAACGTGCAGAAGCGGAAAAAGAAGAAGAGCGTAAAAAGAACGCGCTAAAATGGTACGAATATCTCCAAACATTATCGCCATATCCAATCCACCCGTATTCAAGAAAAAGAAAAATGCCTCTTTACTTTTTCTTTCCTTGGTGATATAATCGATATTGTAAAAGGGTGACACTATAAATAAAGGAGGTAAATAAATGAATTTTAAAGAAGCATTAAGCGAATTAATTGACGCTGTAGCAGACGTGGAGGAACATGGTGATGCTATCGATGTCTTACAGAATTATGAGGGAGAAAGAGACGGAGAAACGGACAGCGAATGGAAAGACAAGTATCTAAAACTAGAAAGCGAGTACAAAAAGCGCTTTAAGGAAAAAATGACAGAGGGAACGACTCGCGCAGATGATAAAGGCGAGCCAAAAGACGAAACAGAAGAAATTACCGTGGAAGATTTAGACTTTAACGGTAAAACAGAGTAAGGAGGTTTTAACAAATGGCAGACGCAACAAATAAAAACATTTTAAAAGCGGTTAAACAGGAACTTTCTTTTGAAGTTCAGAACCACTTGCCAGTGGAAGTCTCAGACAATTTACAGACTGTCTATGATAACATTCTGAATTTTGCCCCTGTTCGAAATGAAATTGTACCGTCATTAATTAATCGTATCGGTATGCAGACGGTAGACAGTATTGCATGGAGAAACCCATTAGCACGTTTCAAAAAAGAGCCGATGCGATACGGAGAAACACATGAAGAAACATACGTTAATATGTGTAAAGGACGCGTCTATGATTCACAAGCAGATTTTAAATTCGCCTTTCAGCAGTACCAGTCTTACATCATGAGCGTATTCCATAATGTCAATCTTGAGATTCAGTACCCTGTTACGATTACTTATGACAACTTGAGAAAAGCTTTTACAAGCGAGTATGGTATCCGTGACATGATTATGGCAAAAATGGAAAGCGCTATCACAGGAGCGAACTGGGATGAATATCTCGCTATGCGTGATTTGATTAATGTAGGGTATGAAAAAGAAGTGCTTCCAGCAGTAACCGTTGACGCGATTGTGGATGAAGCATCAGCGAAAAAGTTATTGATTGAGGTCAAAAGAGCAGTTGGAGAATTTGGTTTCCCATTGCCAGAAAATAACCCAGCTGGTGCAACGTCCCACGCTATGCCAACAAATTTGATTTGGATTACAACGCCAGAAGTAAATGCACAGATTAGCGTTGACGCTTTAGCCTATGCGTTCCATATGGACAAAGCAGACGTGGCGGTTCAGACGGTCATTGTGGATAAATTTGCAAATAGTGCGATACAGGGCGTTCTTTGTGATGTGCGATTCTTTAACGTGCGCGACCAGTTCAAGGAAATGAGCGACCAGAGACTTGCAAATGTCTTATCTTGGAACTACTTCTATACACAAGTAGAAATGGTAAGCGCAAGTCCGTTCTATCCAATCCGTGTATTCACAACCGATACAGTTGTTGAAGCACCGACACTTAGTGTGACAGCTGGAACTTACACGCCAGGACAGACACAGGAAGTAGAGGTTACTGTGACAGGTGGAACAGGTACATATCACCAAAATTTAGTCACTCTTGAGGTAGAAAGTGGTGCTACTTCTGCTAAGACTTATGTCATTCCTGGAACACATCTCTTACACACGGGAGCGGACGAGACAGGAACTATTGTGTTGAAAGCGATTTACAGACCAGACGAGACTATCACAAATACAGCAAATTTCACAAAAGCGTCATAATTAACGGAGGTATTTATCTATGATAAATTTACCGTCTCAGGGAGGGGTTGCACCGCGCAACCCCGAGTCAAAATTAAGATTGTATAGTGGAGTACCATGGTCGGACGAGTATGAACACGTTAGATTATACAATTCAAAAGAAGATTTGCTAAATCATTTAGAGTTATATCGTAAATATATTAACGGAGTTGATTTGTCACATCTTGCGCCTATTAAAATAGGCAATTATGATATCCGTGTACCGTTCACAGAAATGAAAGCACTTAACCTCAATTATTTAGCTTTTCAAAATAGTGGGATTTCTAACGAATGGGTATTTTGCTTTATTAATTCGATTGAGTGGCTCTCTGAAAAAACAACTAGAATTAACTTTTCTTTAGATGTTTTTCAGAACAACTTTTACGATGCAAATATTAAGCCTTGCTTTGTGGAGTATCATCACATACCGAGAAGTAAAGATAAGATAGGTGCAAATTTAACACCTGTTAATATAGAAACAGGCGAAACGATTGTATCACGACACAAAAAATTAGACTTAACACCGACCGACTGCTGCGCTTTTGTCACACGAGGAACAACTGAACAAAGCTGGTTTGAGGGGCGCGTGGAAAACGGAGTGTATTGTTGGGGTAGTATCGGACATTATGATGTAACTACAGAAGATGGACTAAAAGGAATCAACACTTTGTTGGAAGATTATAACAATCAAGGTGCACAAGATGCCGTTATAGGATTATTTATGTCGCCAAAATTATGCACGCTTGCATTAGGTGGAAAAGAAATAAAGCCTAAAATTACATCTATGCAGATATCTGACAATGTATTCGAGGGATATAAACCGAAAAATAAAAAGTTATACTCTTATCCTTGGTTATTTTGTTTGGCTGACAATAACCAAGGCAATACACATATCTATAGATATGAATACAGTTATAACCGCGATAAGTCTCTTGAGTTCGACAGCTATGGAACCATCGCAACGTTACCCCAAGTTTTGACAGCACCAAAAAATTATAAGACACGTGAAGAGTTAGG